GTACTTGCGCCTATTGCTAATGCTAACCACGGAAAAGCCATTTACATATCCTCCTAATCAGTTGTTACTAATGTTCCTGTTATACCTAATACCGTCATTGGTAATGGTTGTTCTTGTTTAATTTCAATTTGTCCATCTCTATCCCATCCTAAATTAGTTACTCTTTTATCGCCAGTAAATTCTGGAATACTTTGACCCATTGGAGTAGATGATGTTCTAAAAGGTAATTGATCGCCATTGATTATAATACCTACTGTTTTATGTAATCTTACCATAACTTCATTATACCTTTTTTTACGGCCTTGTGCAGTACCAGCTTGTGATCCTGCTTCAACTCGCATTGTTTTAATTCTAGACGTATATCCTAATCCTATTTCAATACTTTTATAACTTGTATTTGATGGTAAATTAACAGATATTGCACCGTTAGTTACCGTTTGATTTGGATATACCGCATCACCTATAAGGATTTGTACTTCTTCACCTTCTAGATGATCTAATCCAGTAATACTTGTACTATCACCATTAACTACACCAGAAAGACCGCTATCTAATTTAATTAATGGATCTAAATATTCAACATATTGTACTATATTTCCATTAATTCTTCTACGTACAATAATCCAAACTTGATTTTCAGTATCTTCTGATATTGTTGATACGCTTTTTACTTGCGCTTGTGCTTTAAAACTATGATTTGCGCCAACACCATCACCTATTTGTAATACAGTTCTATCTATTGCTTGTTCGTATGTTGACGCTAATTCAATATTATTTGCGTCTTTTCTGTAAATGAAATATGTGTCACCATCTACTAATCCAGATAGTTTTGTACCTCCTCCAGCGCTATAAATTACGCTATCACCTGTATTTAATCCGTGTGAAGATATTGTAATATATCCATTATAATTTGGATCTACGCTGTAATCAGTTACATCTGACGCACCATTAAAAGTAAGTTTATAAGAACCACCCATAATATGTCTATGCCAAGCAATTACATCTTCTTGTCTTTGATAAGTCATACCTAATAAAGTACCATCATCTCTTACTGCCCAATAAATACTATCTGGCTCTTGTGCATAATCTACGTCTGTTATTCCATTACCTGTAATATGTTCTGCAAGTAATGTCATATCTGGTGCTTGGTAAGCATCATCTTCAAATCTATATGCAAATTCTCTAATTTTTTTTCTTTGTCTTTGTAAAAATAATACTGAGTTACCAATTTGTATTGGTTGTGTGTTGTATCCACCATATGTTGTTTGTTGTGTAATTTGTACGTTGTCGGGTTGTAATGGCTCACCAGTTGGTCTTCCTACTTTAAATTCACCACCTGCTGTACCAACAATTAAATCTCTTGCAGGTGCTAACCATCTAATTACGTTTACTTTGTTTGCCGCAATAGTATAAATAAATGCATCTGCTGGATCACCTGCGCCTCTATGAAAATGCTCGTAAAAACCACTTTCACTTGCCCATATAGTTTGAGGATATGCTGTACTTCCACCAAATACTAATCTTTGTTCAAAAAAAGAAACTGTTTTAGGATAACCTGTATGTTCAGACCAAGCACCTAATGCCCAATCTGTGTTAGCCGACGCAGATCCAATATCCTGTTTAATTTCCCAAGTAACTTGTGTTGGTGATATGTATGCTGTAATTACACCCCATCCATCATTTAATCTAACAGATCTACCAATATCTTCTGTATGAAAACCTGTTTCATTTGGCGAACATTCAAAAGTTGAAGCAGATGCAGTTAATGTTCTACCTGCACCAACACCACTTGCAGATGATGTAAATGTTACACTACTTTCATTATCATCTAAATATGGCCCATTAATAAATTCTACATCATTTAATGTCCAAGATGTGTGTCCTGTTCTAGATAATTTTCTAGGTTCTAATGTTTCTTGTACAATGTACATAACGTCTGCTGATTGTGTAAATTGTATGTCATACAACATACTTTCAGTAAAAGGTGATGCTATTTCATAAACGTCAGCCGAAGTACCACCAGATGTGTATGCAGTATAACCTGTGCTATCTACACCAGATAATTCAAAAGTATTTGCTGTAACATTAGCTATTCTAAATCTTCTACCATTTAACTCTGTCATTCCACCAACACTATTAATCCAAACATCATCACCGTTTGAATATCCATGTGATGTTACAGTTACAACAGCAGGATTAGCTTGTGTAATGTTAGTTATATTTTTAGAAGCATTTGTTATTTGTCCATTATCTTTAAAAAAACGAATATATTGATCACCAAATTCTAATATGTACGATTGTTCTATATTAAATTCAAAAGGTATTAATCTTGTAATCTTACTACTGTCTTTTACTTCAGCAACAAATCTACTTCCATATCTTCTTGTTGCGCCTCCTTGCGGAAACACAGTCATATTTTCTAATGTTTCAACACCATTATTATATTTTTTAAAATCAACTTGACCTGCAAGTTTTGGTGTTAATTCACCAGCAGTAAAATTTGTTTGAAAAGGATGTACTCTTGCCATTATTTTCTAAAGTCCGTAAATGTATCAGAAACAAGATCATCAATAAATCCTTCTTGTCCATCAATACTACGTGCTTCAGAAAGTTTAAGCTGATAGAGTTTCTGCATTTGTTCTTGTACTTTTAAACTATTTGTAACTGGATATGCCAAATCTACCGATAGTTTTGCAGTTAAAACATCTATAAACATAGAATCAAATAAATTTGTATCTGTAATTCTAGCTACATATAAAATTTTAGCTGTTCCTTCATCTGTAAGTAACACTCTACCGTGTGTAGCTACATTTTCTACTTTAAAAATATAATCAGAGTATTCCATTTCTAATACTCTTAAACAATATGGATTAGTTGGTAATGAATATTGGTAATTAAATCCATATGCAGGTGTATCAGATAATTTTGCTAATGTTGCTCTTGTAATAGCAAAATTCCAAGGATGTGATCTTAAAACTGCATCTCTAGCATCTGTATAAAATGCATTACATAATCTGGCTCTTTCTGTATCATCTGTCAAAGAAGTGATTGGATCATCACCTAAACGTCTTAATGCATTTGAACAAATTGATACTTCTGTAGCCATAATAATCTCTTAATATATCAAAGGGGCGACTATAATTCAATATATATCGCCCCTTCTAATTGTTTGTTATGTATTACTCAACAGCGTACATTACAGCAACTTTGATAGTTCCTGTAGCCGCACCACCGCCTGTAGTAATTAAAACATCTGTTTCAGATGAATTTTCATATCCGAAACCGTCAATAGCGCCATCTTCTGACATTACTATTTTTCCAGCAGTTGCCGCCGCAGTTGCACCAATGTATCTTGTTGCACTACCGCTATCACCTACTGCTAAAGTTACACCAGAACCTAAAGCGTCATGATGTACAACAATGTCATACACTACTGCGCCTTTTGGTAATCTTGCAACTGAAATGTCAGACGGATTAGCCAAAGAAGATGCTTCATATGTATCGTATATTACTCTTATTTTACCATGAGCATACTGTGATGATGTTTTAACAACAGGATCAGCAGTTATGTTAGTAAAATTTGAACCTTTTACACTAGCCATAATTTATCTCCTTTATTCCTCACAAGCTATTTCTACTACTTTTTCGTCTTCTACTCTTGTAGCGCCGATAGTCATAGATAAAAATACCTGTGTTGCATAGTTCTTGTCTGCTCTTTCAGAGATTTTTGTAGCAATATCTCTACCAAGCGCAAGACCCATAGCTGATTTAGTGAAAGCTAATACTTGTCTATCACCGTTTCCGTCAGTTCCAAGTCTTTCTGATCTGATAAACTTGAAGCCCATGAAACTATCAATAGCACCTTGTACTAGCGCCTTAACTGTTGCGTAGTCAGCAGAAGTGATTTTCTCTAACGCAAGAAGATCAGACATTTGTTTTGCTGTGCAAATCATATATCTTTCTTCATCTGGATCAACATCAGCCGCATCAAGAATTTCTTTAGCGCTGATTAATTTTTCCAATGATAAACCACTTGATGCTACTGCCACTTTTTGAGCAGATGGTAATGCAATACTTGTACCACCACTAACTCCACCATAAGCAGTTCCAGTAGCCGCCGCAATAATTGCGTCATCCATTGCTCTACCCATAGCGTAAGCACCAGCTTTAGCGTATTCGGATTGAGGCGAAATAAGCATTCTTACTTTATCTTCTTGATCTATTAAGTCTGCCCAATCGTAATCATCCATAGTTACTTTTCTTCTAGAATGTGGCGTGTCCACTCTTGGAGTGTCAGCGTGTCTAGAAGTTCTTTTTTGTGCCGCAGTTGACCCAATTCTTTCAAAGAAATGTGATTTACCTGTTACACTTTCAGATCTTACCGCATCTCTTAATCTAGAACCTTTTTGTTGAGCCAAATGAAACACATTACTTTTGTATTGTTCTACAAAAGCAGTTGTTATTTGAGTTGACATATTAAGTCCTCCTATTAAGTTTAAGAATAGAGAGCATAATACAAATGCATTATACTATATTCCGTGTGTCGGCTTTTGTCCTTACGGGAAACCTTATCGTAATACGATACGATCAATCGGAAGTTTAAAGCCATCACGGCTACCTATTCGTTATCCTAAAAGGGCGAATTTAGTGTTGTAAATATATCACAAATGTTGCTTAATTACCATAGGCTTTTTCATGTAACTGTCGCATTCTTTCAACAGCCATTTGATCGCCTTTATGATAAGGATGACTTGCATCATTCATAACCTTTTGTATTTCTTCTTTTGCATCTAAAGGTGATACAGCTAATCTATTATTTTGTGTATTTTTAGCCATATCTTCTGTTACTTCAGCACCTAATCTAGCAAAGAATTTAATAACAGCAGGATTATTACCAGCATTAGTATTTTGAACAAGATCTCTTAATTCATCATCACCATAAACATTTAATGCTCTTTCTGCGGCTCTAATATTTTTATCATAATCATAGCCCCATTCTTGTTTTAATGCTTGTGTTG